ATAGGATCATTATAAACTCCTTGATTTATCTGAAACTTTTCAATATCCTCAACATTTTCTTCAACAAAATCTTTCATTTCTTTTTTATTCATAAATCCAGGAAATCCCAATTTCTTTTTTCCAACTCTTCTCCTTAATGTAATCTCGTAAGTATCCAACTCCTCAATTTCATTAATTGTACTTCCGATCAGCCCCATCTTATCTCTCAAAAATACTTTCATATCTGGAGTATTTTTTACTTTTAATTGAAAAAGTGAATATCCTCTATCATCAAAAATTCTTTTAAATGTATCCCCTCTTAATTTGGGAGTACATAACATTCTTTCTACCTGATTACATTTAAAATTCACATAAGCAGCAATCGCACTTGGCCTAGCTCCATTAAAATTAAACTCTGCTCCCATAACACATTTTTCATAAAATATAACGCAATGTGTTATCTCTGCTATATTGAAATCTCCTTTGACCAATCCTACAATACTTTCAAGTCTTCCCTCCTGCTCTATATATGGGAATGCATCAGGCCTACATAAAACTAATCTAAATCGGATAGTTTTTTCTTTTTCATCTATACCATCCACTTCAACATATAGTTTATCTCCATTTTCTGTTATATATTCCATTTCTTCAAGCAATTGAAGTCTTTCTTTTTTATCTTTCTCTATTTTTAACTTATTGTTATACTCTTGAAAAGATTTAAATACGGACAACATTCTAGCTGCTTGGTTATTATAATATACAAAAGAATCTTCTCCACTATTCCCTATCCTCTGTAAGTCAATATCAAAATAATGTATGCTACGTTCAATTTTTCCTTTTTTCTTTGCCATTTCACTCTTCCTCCGTATATACAAACCCTATCTCCATAATATCCCAAAATGTGACATTATGCAACAAAAGAACGGCCTGTTGCCAAGCCGTTCCTTCTGGGTTTTATGTATTTTGAGGAAGTGAACTCAATGTGGAAAACTGTCTTTTCACTAAGTTCAGTATAATAATAACATATCTAAATTATTAATGTTATTAATCTTTTGTTACTGTCTTTATAATCTGTGCTATCCTTCCTTGTGTATATCCAATAGCTTCTCCAACCTCCTGCTGGCTCATTCCTTCCAAATACACCTGTTCCATAATCTGTCGTGTCAATCCTTCCGGTATTCCTACGACAATCCTTTCTGCTCGTGCCATATCAGACAGCACCTCTTTCTTTCTGTTTTCCTTCTCCTGGATCTTATCCTTGATTCTGGAAGCGCTTTTGGGCTCCTGCATACTGACTGTAACATGTTGTTCTATGTAGGGAAAGTCATCTGAAGACTTACTTACTTTACCCGATACTTCAGGAACGTCCTCTAACTGCTGATATAATCTTTCCAGAATTCTTTCAAGGCTCTGTAATTCCTTCTGATTCTTCTGATACCTTTTCAAGCATTCTTTGTCCACGTCCTATCTCCTCCCCTGTATCAATCTTGTTCCTCTTCGCCTTCTGCCTTGCCAAATATCCCAATATGCTGTAGCATGCCGGTTTCCGGAAGCGTCTGCTCGCTTCTTCCGTTGGTGGATTTTCTGCCATCTGGTCACGACCTGATATAGCATCGAGGCGCTGGCATTTACTGTCGCTCATCTCTTCCACCTCGCTTAACTATTTCAATTGCCATATCTATAGCGTGCTCTTTACTCATATCTCCATCCCAGCACTCATTGAAATATTCGCAATATCCGCAGTCCTCACAAGCTCCATCAAGCTTTAGCTGCTCTAAGTTAGAAACAACATTCTCCACGTCAAACGCTGTCGGCTGCTCTTCTATTTCCATAAGCATGGATACCGCAATATCTGCCAACGAAACCATTTCATCTTCGTCTGGTGCTTTCGGTTTTAACCATTTCTCGCATTTTCTCATTAGCAAATCTGCATCAATTAGTCTGCTCATTGTCCGTCCTCCTGTTCCATTCCGCAATTACTTCATCCAAATTGTGCCCTGTCGGATAAGATGTTACCGGCACCGGACAGTCTGGATTATTGCATTTGACCATGTACATTGTCCCACCGCTTGACCAATGTTCTATTATCGGTTTTCTTCCGCAGAGCGGGCATGGTTTTAATTCTTCCAT